CTTTAACTCCAGCAGGACCAACACTTTCCATTACCTGAGCCGCTTGCATTTCCTGCTTCTCAGCCATTAATTGTTCTTCTGTTTTAATTAAATTATCTGTTCTAATACCTAAGGCAGTAGCACGGCGTTTAAAATATTCTTGAACATTTAAATATTGATAAATAGATTCAGGACCTATTATTTGAGTAGCTCCTCCTAAGAACATATCTAGTTTCTGTAAATCATTACCTCTACCTAAAGCTTCTACACCAGTAATTATAACAGGCTGGACGACTTCTTCAGGTAACTTAGGAAGACTTTTATTGTCACTCATTATAGTCATCAAGCGTTTAACCATAGGCATTTGTAACTCTGTACTTAACAGTGAGTAAAGACCGCCTAAACTAGCTTCTAACTCTTGACTTAACATTCTTATTTCTTCAGCTGTTACACGCTCTGCGTTACGTACCACACCACTTGTTAATAGAAATGCGTGTCCAAGTCGGTCTTTAATAGTATTAATAGTTTCCTGAGCTACTCTAAAATCATTAAATTTATCTAATTGTAAAACTGAAACGTCTTGTGCGTTGCCTTGTGTAATACCACCATTAGGGCTTTCTGCTAACGAACGTGCTCTTGTGGTTCCGTTAGGATTAACTAGAAAGAGAACTTTAGAAGCCGCCGCAGATCCCTCTACAATAGCTTGAGTTAATTTCTCTAGCGATTGTAAATCTCCGAGATACTCTTCTACATACCCACGACCGTAATCTTCTCCATCTATTCGAGAAAATCTTAATGGTATATAAGGACATTTATCTAAATCGTACGTACCTTCTGTGTTTAAACGTACACCGTTTATGTCTTGGTATACGTGCCATTTGTCGCCATATCTACAAACAGCTGTAAATAAATTACATTGTTCACTTTTATGTCCAGCTTTATCTACGCCAACGGCTTCTTTCATTTCTTCAGATAAAGCCATATAAGAAATAGTTTCTTTAGTTACAATGTGCAGAACATTGCCCATAGGATCTCTGTTAATAACATAACGATCTAAATGAAATACTCGCATACCTCCTTCATCAGGTAGATATACTAAAGCGTTTCCTGTAATAATTAAATGTTTTATAGCTTCATGTAAACCTACTCGATACGCTTCACGACTGACTTCATCCATTACAGCGTCTTCAATTTGTTGTAATGATTGTTCTATTTCATTGATAAGTTCAGGTGGTGCACCTTCTTCTGAAAGTTTATATTTATCAACATTTAATCTAAAGAAAGGGGCGTTAGGAGGTAGGAGTGCCAACAATAATTTGGAAGCGAGGTTGTTTACTCCTCGTGCTCCAACGCCTTGAAAAGGTGTTTCTAATCTACTGTGGCTCCCAAACCCTTCCTCTGTTAAAATGTAAGGAAGAGTAAGTTTTGATGCGGTGCGTCCTCTATCTAAATACGACCATCTACTTTTCTCGCATTCTTCGTACAAGGTACGTGCCGTCTTTTCCATCATATATTTATCCTACGTTTAATCATTAATGTTATAATACAACCTAATAATACCAAGCTTATTCCGCTAGGTTCTGGTATATTAGGGCAATCTACTTCTTCGTCAAAAAATTCAAAAACTTCCTCAATCTCGAACCACGTGGTAAAAACATCATAATCATACTCAAAATACCAAGTGTACCAACACCAATCACTATCAGGTTCGCTTTGATCTGTTCCAAAATAATCTGCAAATATATCATATTCTACTTCCTGTTGGGTCTTTGGTTGGTTGTGGTGGTCTAGTGGATTTAATAAACTCATCTTGTAAAGCTTTCTGTTCAGGTGTTAATTTATCATAAGCATCTTGTCGTTTCTTAGCTTCGCCTACTGCTTTTCCAAAAAATGATTCAGTTACAGGTATAGTAACTGCTTCAAATTTACTACCCTCAGGGGGAACAATAGTTCCTGTTTCTACTAATTCTTGAAACATAGGCTTTGCTACAGAAATAGCTTCACGAGTATTAGTATTTATAGCGTCTACTTGGAAATAAAAACCACTTCCCATAGCGACTAGACCTGAAGCACCCATACTTTGGGCTTGTGAAACAACGGCTTGAAACGTAGTCTGAGCTGTTTGTGATGCAGTTTCTGTGTTAATATACTTTTGAGCATCAAATTTTGGTGCTTTAGTTTCAGTTTTTGATTCGTATATATCTCCTGAAGAGTCGTTTCTAAATAAAACACCTTTAATAACAACCTCTTCACCACGGTTGTTTTCCAATTTTAACCTCTAATAATTAGTTGGTCTAGCAATTGTTAAAGAACCTATACCAGCAGTAGACATATTTTTCTTTCTTTTGCCGACTTTAATTTTTTCAGCAGTTGGTGCTGGTGGTGGTGTCATACCAGTGTGGATTGGATCGGGCATTTCAATGTCTTGTCCGCCGCCGCCTGAACACATAATTATCTCCTTGTTAATATATTATCGTTTTGTATTTCAAACTTATCTTTTAACCAGTTAATTACGGAACGTTGACCGCTATGGTAATCTATTTTCCTAGGATCCGTAGTGTAACTAAAATCCTGCATAGGAAAAATTTTATCTAGTTCTTTGACAAGTGCTTCTGAAATCACAGGAAAGTTTTCCTGCGTATCATTATTCATATATGCGTCACTCATTATTAGCTCTTATTTTTTTATCACATTCACGTTGTAAATTTGCCATAGCTCTCCAAGCTACAGCTACCCAATCTTTCTCTAGCATGTGTCTCATTAAACTATCTAATTCATCAGACGATTTAGATTTATCCCACCATATTTTATCAGGTGTATTATGTTGGTTATTACCTTTAACACTTAACTTAGCAACTTCTATCATTGCATCAGGAAAGTACTTAACAAACGCTGTATATACTGGTATTTGTTTTCTTGCTTGTGCATCTTCAGGTAGTGGCATACTTAGGCTCCCATGTTAATTTTTCTTCTATCTTCCATAATATACGAGCTAACCTCGCATTCTTTGTACAATCGCTTTTAGTTTGTCCAACAGATTCAAACGCTTGATATACAGATTCCCATGTGTATCCATTCTTATCCAACCACTTATTAGCTTTGACTGGACCAAACCCTTGAGCACCCTCGAAGTTATCGACTTTGTCACCGATAAGCGTTTGAAGCATAAGGTTTTTCTCCGCTGTTTTTTTGGTAATACGTATCGTTTTTCCTTTACGATACAGACGACAGGGTACGGTAAGGAAATCTTTGTCCACTGACCAAATAACCGCTTCTTTGTTTTTAACTCCTTCGATAGCCAAGACATCATCTGCTTCTAGCTCCTTTTCTATTTTAGCGTTATGTATGTCGCTAATGTAATCCCTACAAAAACTAATACCTACAGGTTTACGCACTTTGTTTCTATTAAACTTATAATTAGGATCTATAATTTTCCTGAAATTATTTTTATCAGATAAAGCAACAAAATATTTTTTAGTGTTAGTATCTGACATAGCTCCTTCAATGACAGCGTCTATTGAATCACGCATGTCTCGTTCTGAAGCATAAGATACCCACGTATCTTCGTCCCATCTTATACTTGTTTCACAAGCAAAAGCCGCTTTATAAGCAACTTCATCTCCATCAATTAATACGATATTCATTTGATCCTTTACATATTTTAATGTGAGGAAAGATTAATAAATCAGACATCTGTATCATTGTTAATAAGTCTTTACGATCTTTACGTGTATAAGCCTTATACAAACAGTCTTGTGCATTAGCTACAAAAGTTTCTAGATCTACTAAATCTTCCACTAAATTTTGAGGATACTTTTTCTTTATCATTATAAAGTCTTCCTCACGCTCAAAAGCAACAAAGTCAGCTTCTTTATATAACCAACCTTCACCACCACTTGTGTTTTTTATTTCAAGCCAAACATATTTATCTTGTACGTCTCCGCTTCGTTGTAAGCGTTTCATTGCTTTTACATCTACAGAAAAATCACCAGAGATATTAAAATCTATACCCTTAAATTGTTCTTGTATGGTAGCTTTAACGACATCAAATCCTGAGTCTTCTAATATACGTGCATACACATGTTCTGCTTTAGCACCTTGCTCACTACACTTACCGTCTACATCTCTGGGATTTCTATAACTCATCAGTGGGTTTCGCTCCAATCTTTACCTATGTGGTATTCACCGTCTAGCTGACATCTAAAGTCTAAAAACTTTCCAGCCTCACGGATTGCTTGTTGTGCTAATTTCCCATATTCGTCTTCTTTACA